CAGCTGGAGAACCTTGTGTTCTGCTGGATTCTAAAATTCAGAACTACACAATAGATTCCTCAGTCAGTGATGCAGTAGCAGTTTCTTCTCAATTCACTGGAAATAATTTTGGAAGAGGTTTGAGCTTATATGCTCTAACTAACACAAGTGCAACAGCTACCACAACTGCTGTTGATTTTGGTTCATCAACTACTTTTGGTGGACAAGCCTTCATCCACATCACAGCTCACAGCTCTGCGAACATTGCAGTCAAATTGCAATCTAGTGCAGACAATGCAAGTTTTGCTGATGTGACTGGTGGAGCATTCACAGCTATCACTGGAACTGGTTCTGAAAGAATAGCCCCAACTGGCACTATCAATAGATATGTCAGATTAGTAGCCACTGTCACAAGTGGTTCAGCTACATTTCAAGTTTCATTTAGCCCTAACAAGAAGTAATTAATATATAGGAGAAAAAAATGGCATTTATTGCAGGAAAAGATTCAGCAATCACTATTGATGGCACTGCACTCACAAGCTATGTAGATTCTATGTCACTTAGTCGTGACATAAATACTCTAACTGTCACTTCGTTTGGAGATGATAACGAGGCATATATAGCAGGAGTTTCAGGATTCAGCATTGACATATCAGGTAGCTTTGATGCTACAGCAGATGCAACTATTGCTGGAATGTTTGATGGTGCTGTTGTCGCTTTCGATTTCAGACCAAATGACACAGCAGGAGCCCCAAAATATACAGGCGATGCATTAATAACAAACTATACAATTGACAGCTCTGCTGGAGATAAAGTTAGTTTTTCAGCATCACTCTTAGTGAGTGGCGCTCTCACAAGAACAACAGTTTAGTGAGTAAAAGGTCAAGACTAAAAGGAAGAATAGAAGGGCTTGAAGCTTTAGTAGAAGTTTCAGGTGTGGATATTGCAAACCAAATCGAAGCTGTCAAAGCTTTAGGAAAAGAGTCTGTTGACCTTTATAAACAGTTCAACCAAAACTTTGGTCAGATAATGGTTGGAAAGCTAAAGGCAAAAGTCCCAAAGGCTTCAGGTTCTTTAGCTTCAAGCATTCGCTCTGCAAAGCTCCAAGATGGAGTTGTGATAAGAGTTGGAACACCAAAGAAACACGCCTATGGAAGATTGGTTGAATTTGGTGGATATAATCCCTACGCTACAACGATTAGAAAATCTGTAGGGTCAAAAGGCTTTGGAGCAACTGCAACTCTAAGGGTTAGAAATCCACTATCAAGAAAACTTTGGAAGCCTCAACGAAAAGAAGGATATTTCTTTTATCCAACTTTGAAAGAAGAACTTCCTAAGTTTCAAGCAGACTACATAGAAGCATTAGATAAATTCGTGGACAGTCTCTATGGCAGAGCACAAGCTTCACGATTGAAATAAGAGGACATAATGTCAGAAGAAAATCAATATCCAATAATTGTTGTTGGAGATAATCAGTATCTGATGGATTATTCAGATATCACTGGACTTGAGTGGAAAGAAATCAAGAAGCTCACTGGTCTAGGTGCAATGGAGGCTATAGGTCAAGCATCAATGCTTGATATGGAAGTTCTTGGAGCTTTGACTTTTATTTTGGCTAAACGAGAAGATAAAAATATCAAATACAATGATATTCTCTCAAAGCTGACAATAAATTCAGTCAAGACTCAAGAAGAGGTAGATGATATCCCAAAAGCCTGAGGGCTGAATGGAGAAAGAGTCTTCCAGCCCTAACTCATTTCTATGGAATAAAACCATATGAGTTAGAACTATTTAGCTATGGAGAACTTCAGGAATATTCCAAACAATTATCAGACATCATAAGGATTAGAAGAAATGGCTAAAAGAGGTAGAACTCCAATCCAGCTGTCGTTAGCTCTAAACACTGAGAGACTACAAGCTGGAGTCAAACAAGCACAATCACAACTCAACAAACTAAAAGGAGTTGGAGATGTAGCTAGTGCAGGAATGAAAGGTCTTGGAAAAGGAATGGGCATAGCTCTCAAAGGAGCTACTGCTTTAGGAGCTGGTGTTGCTGTAGCTGGTGGAAAACTCCTTGAACTGGGTTCTGATGCTGAGGAAAGTGCAAACGCTTTTCAAGTCACATTCAAAGAAGCAGAGAAATCACTTGGTTCTTTCGTTGATGACTTTGCAAACAAAGCTGGTTTCACAACTTCTGAACTTCAACAGCTTTTATCCTTCACAGGTGGTGTCACAAACGCAATGGGAGCTACAGCTGAGGAATCAGCAGAGCTTTCAAAAACTGTGGCTGTTCTTGCTGGAGATATTGGTTCTCTAAAGAACATACCAGCTGAACAAGCTGTTCGAGCTATGACCTCAGCTTTGACTGGGGAAAGAGAATCTCTAAAGTCTCTAGGTATCATCATCAAAGAGACTGATGTTCAGCAAAAAGCACTGGAGATGACAAACAAATCTTCTGTCAAAGAACTAACAAACTTAGAAAAAGCACAAGCAACAGTTGCATTAATAACAGAACAATCTTCAGATGCAATTGGAGACTTAGACAACACACAAGATTCTTTTGCTAACACTACTAGAAGACTAAAAGCAGAACTAAGACAAACAGGTTTGGAAATGGGTCAACAACTCCTTCCAGCTGTTTCAGGTGTCTTGCCTTTATTATCAAAGTTAGCTCAAGAAATTCTTCCTCTAGTCACAGAAGCTTTCAGCAAAGGTGTTGTTGCAGTCAAAGAGTTCTTAGACAAGTTTGGAGATGATATTCTTGCTGGTCTAAAAAAATCATTTCAACTGTTTCAAGATTTAGGAACAATCTTCTTTGATATGGTTGGAAAATTTATAAAGTTCATTCAAAGCTCTGAAATTCTATCTTCAATCTTCAACAAGTTAGGTGGTGAGACAGAAGGTTTGATGGATAAAATCCACGACTATGCAGAAGAGATTAGAGCTTCTAATGATGCTGAAAAAGCAAAAGCAAGTCAGATGAAGAATCTTGCTTCAAATTATGAAGTGATGGAAGCTGTCTATTCAGGAAATATGGATAAGGTCAATGAACTGACTGAAGCTACTGAAGACCTAACTGATTCTCAGGAAGATAATGTTGATGCAGTAGAAGACCAAATTGATGCAGTAGAATTATCAGCTGTTGAGTTTGATAAATATACAGGAGCGATGAAAGGTGCTTTATCTTCTCTAAAAACTTTGAGTGGTTTGCAGGAAAAAGGAAAGCGTGAAGAAGAGCGTTTAGAAGAAGCTACTGGCGAACTTGAGAATGCAAATATTCAAGTTGCTGTATCTCAACAAAAACTTGCAGATGCTCAAGCTAAAGCTACAGCTCTACAAAAAGATGGAACTGAAGTCACAGCTGAAGAAGAACTAGCAATTATAAACTTAGAGCAATCAATCTTAGATTTGACTGAAGCTCAAGATGGTTCTCGCAAGATGGAGTTAGAACTTGCTCTTGCTAAAAAGGAACTCAACGAGTTAATAGCAGAATCTAAGGCTCAATCTGATTCATACTTTGATGCTGTCAAAGAAGTTGAAAAAGCTGAAGAAGATTTAGCTCAAGCTATTGAAGACCAAAAGAAGGCTCGTGAAGAACAGATTCAAGCTAAGAAGGATTTAGCTGAAGCTTCTAAGGTCACTGCTGAAAACATATTAGAAGAAGCTCTAGCAGTCAAAGCTCTACAAGATGCATTCAATCAGTTTGAAGGTGGAAGCTTTATGGCAACCATTGAGAAACTTGCAGAGCTAACAAACAGAAAAGTTTCAGAGATATCAAATGCTTTTGCTAGTGCAGGACTAACAGCTGATGCTTTCACTCCTCCTTCTACTGGTGGTGGGTCAGCAAATATAGAACCTCCTCCTTCTCTTGGAGAATTGGCTGGTTCTGAAAATAATAACACTGGTGGAAATACTGGTTCAGGAACAGTTCAACAGCCAGTCAAGATATACACAACTTTGAATATTAGTGGAGAGAGATTTGAGACTGTCACACAAGATGCTCTTATCAATCTACAGAAACAAGGCAAGAAGATACTGATATGAGCGTTGCATTCAACTCAGATGTTTCTCTC